TATTTATAACAGCTTGATCCTGTAATGCTTCTTTGTTCATTAACACTGAACCGTTGAACATTGGTGTGAGGTTGTTGTTAAACATGGATTGAGGTTTGTTCATGTTCTTAATATAACAGAGAATAGTGTAAAAGTCAAGTGTAATCAAATAAACGTTACACTCTGTAATAATGATGTTTAGCGTTAGACGATTGCACGGATTTCTTGTGAACAATACTCTTCTAATTCGTTGAAGCGTTTGTTATCAATTAATCCACAATATTCTTGGATGATATCATTTAGTAAAACGGAATCTTCCTTCACTAAATAACATAAATCATCTGCTAATTGTTCTCTGTTTAAGTACAACATAGTTCAGTGAATCCTTTGTGAATTGTTTACATATTAATTATACACGATTACCGTGAGTATTGCAAGCGTACTTAACACTCTGTAATAATGATAGTAACTGTGTGTCTCTTATGTTATACATAGCGCTACAGATGTGCACTAATTAATGTTAACAATCCTGCACAATTTAACCCGCTCGTGCTTCGCACTCGCTCAATCTGCGCGCGGAATAACATATAATCAGGGTAATATGTGCTATTCAGTGTAAAGAAAGCGAGCGAAGCGAGCGGGTATGACAGGGTTTTGTCCCCTCCACGGGGGTTATTGCGAACGCCTCTCAATAAGCTATCACTTCAGAAATTTATGTCAAAATTCTACGGTTTAAACCTTGCATCCTTGTTAAATTGTTCAATACCTTTATCAGTAAGGACATGTTGAATCATTTTATCAAAGACACCGACGGGAACAGTACAAATATGAGCTCCAAGTTCAAAAGCTTTGGTAACTGACTGAACATCACGTAAAGAAGCAGCTAATATTTTAGTTTCAACATTATGAGCAGTAAAAACCTTTGAAATATCATTAATAAGTCCTAAACCATCCAAAGAGTTATCATCCATCCTACCAATAAAGGGAGAAACGTATGTAGCACCCGCTAAGGACGCTAGGATCGCCTGAGAGGCACTAAACACCAACGTAACGTTAGTTCGTACACTTTCAAGGTTCAAGAGCTTACAGGCCTTTAAACCCTCAATAGAGCAAGGCAGCTTAATTGTAGCTGACATTGGATAATCTTCAGCTAATTCCATTCCTTTATTATACATTTCATCGGCTGTATCTTCTACAACCTCCATACTAATATCAGGGATATCTAAATGTATAAGTTGATCATATACATCATCTACAGTCTTCCCACTCTTTTTAATAAGGGTAGGGTTAGTGGTAACACCAGCAATAAGTCCAGTATCCAATCTATCACGGATCTGATTTACTTCAGCGGTATCAAGGAAAAGTTTCATGAAAAGGTGGCTTTAAAAACTAGGGGGAAATTACTTTTAATAAGATCTTTAATATCTAACGCTATCTGTCTATGTTCCAATTGAGTTTCAGGACCAGATCTAAGTTCAACATAATGTAACCAAGATCTAAGGGTACCATTCATATATAATCTAGAAGGGGAAGCCAAAGGTAAAACTTCTCTAGCACATTCTTTTGCTACACCTTGAATAAGCATAGCTTTATATAAACCAACACATTCATCAAAATGATTTTTAATTATAATATCCCAAGCTTCTTGTTCTGAATCTTGAATATCAGCGATACTATTTTGTCTATTAGAAACATCTTGTCTTCTAACTTGAGGTAAAATAGGATCACCTAATTGATTAACATCAGAATATCTCTGACTAAATTCTTGAAAGCTAAATGATCTATGTCTTAATAACTGAGCTGAAATACTTCGAGTAGTATTAATCTCAACACACATATTCACCATTTCAAAAGGTGACCAATGTTTATGAGTAATTAGATATTTAATTAGCTTTTCACTACGAGGGTTAGATTGATTAGTAGGGTTGGAGACTCTAGCCATATAAGCTATCAATTCATCACCTTTAGGTGTAGAATGAATTAGAGTTACTTTATTCATTTAAGTTAGGGTGAGTTTTAATGCGTCAGCTAAAGCTCTATAACTTGTAGCTACATAAATCTGACCTAAAACCACAGCTATAGTAGCTAGGGACCAGAATATATAATACCAATAAGACTTAATTTGTTTAGGTTGGTGGGGAGTGGTCATTATTAAGTTAAAGTAAGTTTAGAGTAAGTGTTATAAGGGATATCCAATAAGGGGATATCAGATATAAAGGGAAAGTGTTGTCTGAAAGACGACAGCTTTCCCATTGAGGGGTCAGGTCCACCCTTCCTTTCCCCTGTATACGGCCCTGGTTAGATTAAACCCAGGTGGGAGTTGACTTTCCAGAATCCAAACCTCTAGCTTGTTGTCTTTGGTCTTTATCCATATTAAAGACTAAGTGATTAGCAGACCTCTCAGGGCTTTCTATGAAGTCTTCCAGCATAGAGTTCCATTCTTCTCTTTGACGGTCCTTAATGGCGATCTCAGCGCTAATAGAGAGTGAATCTGTAAAGTATTGTACACCTTGTGCAAGAGCATCTAATCTGTCATCATGTTTAACAGCACCTTTCTCTCTACACATACGGGACATTTGATAGAAAAGCATATAGAGAAGACGAAGTTCTGGAGCTTCATTTTTATTAGAAGCATAGTCCCACTCAATAACACTTCTATTACATATAAGCCTATGCTGATTAAGGATAGGCTCCAACGAATCAATGATTCTGTCTTCTTTACGTACGTTGGCACGAGTCTCTTCTATGAATATATTTTGTTTAGTAACTTGAAGATGTTTTTTAAATAGCTCTGCTACAATACCATCACCAAAGTTAGATTCAATTAATAAAGTAGACACATTATATTTTCTACAACCATCTAATATATTTAACAAGGTGTTGTCTGAGTACCCATCTCTGTAGGAACGCATTTCATGCAAGTATAAGAAACCGTTTCGTTGTGAGAGGTACGCGGCTGTTGTTTCATCTGTTCCTCTACCCGATGGGTCAACGCTGCAAATTGTTTCTTGGTAATCTCCCCATTCTCCAACAAGTTGCATTGGAGAATAAAAATAATCTCCTGGGAGGCCGACTGTAGGTAAGTCTTTGATGACGTTAGCCGGATCGGAGCACCAAACGACGGAGTCTGGAGCTTTAGTAGGGTTAACGGAAGTAACCACAAGATCAGCCATTTTAAGTGGGAACTTTTCTGCATCAGATAAACTTGTATCTAGTTGGAACTGAAGCATAAAGTTACTACGACCCATAGATGCTTCACGTTCTATTAGGTCATCATGATCAAACCTATCATCAGTAGGTTCCCATTCTAAGGCTCCGTTATCAAGATCTGCTTGGATTTGGGGAGCGAGGAGTCCTTCATATTGACTAAGCTTGGACTTTCTTGGGTATCTTGAAGGCCAAACGAACGGACGGTAGTTACGCTCAGCCAACTTACGATAAACAGTAAAGGTAGTCTGAGGAGTCCCGAGATACATAATACGGCTATCACCTTTTGGCGTGAGGATAGATTCAGCCTCT